GGCGGCGCCAGCTTGGGCAGCCCGGTAACGCAGCATTTCGTCCGCGCTCTTCCCAAACAGCTGGATTTGCTCGCGCAGGTTGCCCAGGAAGTTATCCCGTACGCCCTGGGCCTGCGCCACTTCACGGAGGGCGGTGGCCTGGGTGCGCGCCGCCTCGGCGGCCGCCACCTGCGACGCAGCCGTCGCATCCAACGCTGCCTTGGCGCGTGCCTGCGCTGCTTCAAGTTCCCGTGTTTGCGCAATGAGTGGGGCCAGTTTCATCATGTCAGCACCACGGCTGCGTGCCAACTCTTCAAGAAACTCGCTGCCAGCCTTCTTCCCGGTGACCAGGGAAGAGTTGAACCGCTCAAACTGAGAAATCATGTTGCGCGTTGCTTTGTCAACGCGATTTGCAGCCGTGTCGGCGCCAGAGCCGATCTTGCCCAGGTTCTCAGCCCCACGGCCACCCAGGTTGTCCAGGTTCTTCCCTGTCCGTGCAATCGAGCCGTCGATACGGTTCATTCCCGACTCGACACCGGTCGAATCAACCCCTACTTCGATGGTTGCGCTGCCAATTTTTTCGGACATGGATTACCCAATAAAAAATGCCACCTCATGGGCGGCGGACTATCAACAGATGGGTGGTGCTATTTTTTGGCGTGAATGCAGGCCAAGGCTGTTCTTTCCATCAGCATCACATCGGCCTCAAGCTGATCAAATCCCTCGTCCGACAGCTTCATGCGATCCATTTTTCGGTACATGACGCCGTAGTCCAGGCCGGTGGGGCCAGACATCCCGATCCGCCACTGGGTACCCATGAAGTTGAACAACTCGAACGCCTGCACATGCTCAGGCCAGATGTCGACTGGATCCGCCGCCACGTCATCGAGGGTCAAGCCAAACGCGGCCAGTTCCTTTTCGTCTGGCGCACGCTCGTACATCCGCGTGGCGACGGCGATCAGTTTTTTGCGCGCGCGCCCGACATCTCGCCCAGGTAGGCTTGGTAGATTGCCAGGGCGGAGCCAGGGTAGTTCTGGATCAGCTTTTCCAGCGATTCGGTGTTGAACGGGTCGTCGATATCCCAGCCCGAAACCAGGTCCTGGAGCAGGTCCACGTCTTCCTGGCCTTTCATGTCATCCATGAATTCTTTCAGCGCGTCTTTGCTGCGGTGTTTGAAGGTGAATTCGATCTCGGCCGACTTGCCGCCCGGGACCGGGATCGACACCTTGGCTTTGAAGGTAGGGTTTGCCGACAGGTTGAATTTTTGCTTTGCCATTTTGTACTTTCAGAATAGAGAAAATGACCCGACAAGGTGCGACCGAGCGGGCATAAAAAACCCGCCGGGTGGCGGGATGGATAACGGGGTTGTTGCCTTGATTAGGCGGAGTAGCGGACCGGCGGCGCGCGCAGGCTGAACGTGGCAGTTACGGCCATCACCTCGTTGCTGGTCAACGTAGGCGTCTCATTCAACGACACGTAGGCGTTGTAGAAGATCAGCGAGCCGGTCGGCAGCTCGCAGATCAGCGCACGGATCGCGCGGGCGTCAGCAGCCGCCTTCAGCGCTTTGTAGCCCGCCAGCGTCGGGTCATCGCCGATGGACAACGCGATCGACTGGGCGGCTGCCTGGGTCGGCAGTTGGAAAGTGCTGCCTTCTTCCAGGAAGCCGACGTCGGTGAAGCCCATATCGCCGCCGGAACTGGTGCTGGTCAGCACCTGAAGGATTTGCTCTTGGGTTGCGATCTTTCGAACGGTGATGTTGGCACGGCCGACAGGGAAAGCCTTTACGTCGGTAGTGTCAGTGCCTTCCAGCGCGAACGTGCCGGTCGCGGAGGTGGAAACGCGGTAGATACGATTGCTCAGCTTACCCCAGCTGGAGGTTACTTCTACGAGATCACCGTTGGCCAGGCCGTGGGCCGCTGCCGACAGGACTGCGGGTGCGGCATTGCTGGCAGCAGTAATGGCGATGATGGCGCCATACGTGACCGCGAGCGACAGCTTGGCGCCATTGGGGAGGGAAACAGCCATGAAAAGTCCTTTCCGGTCGATCTCGACCGATATTGTGAGCCCGTGCGGGCGTAAAAAAAGCCAGCTGTTCAGCTGGCCGATTGCTGCTTTCGGGTTAATCAGTTGGTTTCGAATACCTTGGTAGTGACCGCCATCGTGCATCGCTGCTCAGCCACTGACTTTGCGTCGAGGCCGCCGTTCATCAGCGCGTTGATTTCGGCCGAAAAATACATCTCGGATCCGTCGGGGCGACGGGCGCAGTAACTGTAGCCGGGCGCAAGGCCGACTGCGGCGCGGAGAATGTCCTGGCCAGGGTCTGCTATCCGAATCAACTCCACTTGCAGCGACAGCTCGGCCAGCGCCCCGGTCATCATTTGGTAGGGGCGCTCAATACCGATATCGTTGCGGGGAATCGTGGCGTACTGGTTGCCAAGTTCACCCACCAATTTCACACCACGAACTTGCGTGTATTGGAGGGCGATGTAGCCGGCGAGGGTTTGTGTAGCCGGGCGCGTGGGCGCCACCAGCAGCATGCTGCCGGCGAGGGAAATCGGTTGCGGCCCCATGTCAGTACCACACCGAGAAGTCCTGCCGCGCGCCGCGCAGTCCGATGTCCTCTTCGAAGATCGATGCACGGGCGCCCAGCACCTTGGCCTGCAAATCCGCCGTCATCCGCAAGACATCCTCCACCTGTTCGCTCAACTCCGACGCCACGAGCCGCGTGTCGGCCCAGGCGTTGACCTGGATCCGCGCGTTGCGCTTGCCTGGTACCGTGCCTTCGAGGTAGTTCAGCGCATCGCCGCCCACCTGCTGGTAAGTCAGGTACGGCCGCGCCGTGCCCTCGGGCGCCACATCCGGAAAGACCCTTCCGCCCGCGAGCGCCGACAGTGCTGCAAAAATCCGTGTATCCACGCTCATGCTCTACCTTTAATTTCTGCCAGCTTTACCGCCATGCGGGCGTTACCAGCGGTAATTGCGTCATCCATTCGCGCCACCGCTGGCCGCATGAATGGGTGCGCCGGCGAGCGCGAAGTGCCGAATTCCACCATCGCGCCGTGCGGCGCCTTCATGTGGTTCCAGCTGATGCGATACAACTTATGCGTAGGAGTCGACCGCTCTGGCGAGAACACGCGGTAGATTGCCGCTTTCAACGTGCCAGGCTGAATCAGGTATCGAACGCCGGTTTTTTTGGAGTTCCGGCCGTAGAAGTAATGCGCCTTAGTAGACACAGGCACGCGGGAACGCGCATCCTCGTAAATTACCAGCGCCATGCCGGCCGCGCCCTCGATGGCCACCTCGTCCCTGATGGCGTCACCAAACTTCCTCGCAGCCTCACGCAGGCCGGCGAACTGGGACAAATCGATGCTGAAGCTCAAGTCGCCACCCTGGTGCACATGAGTTGAAGAGTTCGCCCGTCCTGCCCCAGGACTGCGAGTACGTTGTACACGTCGATCCCATGCAGCACGCGCAGTGCACTGGAAAGGTCGGGCCGGTGCCGGATCGTGATGCGCGTGGTGACCTCCGACTGCTCAGCAGTGGCGGATACGAACTCTTTGCCGTTGATGTCCTTGATCTCAGCCCAGCACTTGCCGTCGCCAGCAGTGTCAACGTTCGCCCAGTCAGCCGGAATTGGCTGGCCAGCAGCATCACGGCCGGGGCCGCGCCGCTGGATCGTGATCCGTTTATTCAACCTGGTAGCGAGGCTCACGCGTAGCTCCGGCAGGCGTCCAGCAGCCGGTCAACGAACGCCGACTGCACGGTATCTCGTTCCATCCGCGTAGCCGGGTCGAACTGCTCAACCAATTTCGCGAGGAGGTAGAGCTGGACGTTTTCTGGAACATCGGCAGGCGCCGCGCCGTAGCCGCACACGACCTCGACCGTCACATCGCGCCCAACCATGGTGGCTGGCCAAGCGCCGCCGCGCGGCGGCATCAGATCCGACCGGTAACGCGCCTTGTACAAACGGTAGTCCGCTGAGTCCAGTGTTTGCTCGGTGCCGTCGACGTCGAAATACTTTACCGACGTGACAGACATCACTGGATGCGGCAGGCCCAACGCGGCCGGAAGCGAATCAACTGTCACGCGCCACGTCTGCTCGATCAGGCATTGGCCGATCTCGTGCTCGAGCGCGGCCACGATGCCCTTGATCCACGTCGTAATAAGTGTGTCCATGTTGTCACCATCGACACGCATATTGGCCTTGGCAAGGGGCAGGCTGACTGGCAGCTCAGCGGGCGGGGAGATTCGGACCATGCGCGGCAGGCCGCCGCCGGTTTCGATGATGAGGCCCATGGTCAGTAATCGATCACGATGTCGTAGGTCTGGGACGGGGCAAGCATGCCAGGTGCAAAGTGGACCGCACCTGGTTGGCAGAGCATGACCTTTGGCAGCAGTGCGACCGTTCCGCCGATCGAAGTGTTTGCGCTATACGGCTCCATGCCGTCGGCCCAATCGTAGTAATCGCCGTTGTCACGGCGCGTCACACGCACATGGCGGGGCCGCGCGGTGATGTTCAGCCGGTTCCAGCGCGTGACCGCCGCGCCAGCGAGTGCCGTGGTCTTGATCTGGAACCCTGGAATCGTCATACGGGTGGCGGAATTCACGCCGTTCACACCCAGCGCGGTCACCTGGATCGTGGCGTCGGCGCCAGACAAGCCAGCGCCGACCAGCGTAAGCAGGTCGGACGCCGATTCAAATCCGGCTGTGGTCGTGACCGTCAGCGCCGTTTGATTGGCGCTGGCGTCGGCCGTGGTGACGGTAGACACGTCAGGATTCGCATCAGTGACGAACGAACCGACCACCTGGGCCACCATGCCGACCAATGCCGGGATGTTGATAGTTGCGATCGGCATGGTTTAGGCTCCGAGTTGGATGGCTGGCAGGCAGCGCGAGGTCATGTAAGGGATGCCAGCAGCAGCATTCGGGTGCGTGTTGTCCGAGTTCACAGTGACGATCATGGACGCGTTGTCCCAGCCGTCAGCAATCTCGATCAGGTTGAACAGCGCACCGGCTTTAGCCGCTTCCGTGCGCACCCAGTCGTTGATGCGTTTGATGGCGTTGACCGAGGTGGTGTTGCCAGCGTAGCGGGTGGTGTACTGGGCATAGCTGGTCCAGATGTACAGGCGTTTGTTGTACGCCGCGCACAGGGCGATTGCTTCTTGCAGCACGGCGATGAAACCATCGGCCAAGGCATTGGTCATGGTCTGCACTTCGTTTGGCGAGAACGAGGGGAACAACACGTCGGTGAAGTAGTTTTCTTCGCGCAGCTGGGTCTTGAGGACTTCCAGGTACTGTGCCGAGCGGTTCGTGCTGCAACCGAAGTTAGCCACGTAGCACGGTGCCTTCTGCGTACTGAGCGTGTAGACGGCAACCTGCCACCACGAGTAGCCCTCCGTGATCGAGTCGCCAAAGCCAGCGAACACCCGGGTCGGCATGTTGTGCTCTGCTGCCATACCGATATTGGGCCAGAAGCCCGTGTTGTAGAGCGTCGGGTCGTACATCGTTGCCGCCGAGCGCGACAGGGTTGGGTCGGCCACATGATCGCCAGCGCCAACGCCGGGTGCCAGCAGGAAACGTCCGGTAGGGCTGCCCGCTACATAGGCGTTAAACATCGCACCCAGCGTACCCTGCGAGGCGCTGGAGTTGGTGTCCCCGGCGTTGCCCACATCGTTGTAGCGCATCACCACCATCGGCAGTTTGCCGTTGAGAGGGGTCACGCTGACGCAATCCACCCAGTCTGCCCAAGCCGTACTCAGGTTGGTCATGTAGCCCTGTCCCGGCGAGCTTACACCGCCCGGTGCTTGTACTGGCGAACGAGGCTGGCCGTTCCAAGTCACACGGGCAAAGCCGTAGGGGGAGTTGGCACGGGACAGGTTGTAGGCAACGCCACCGACGATAGGGTCTACCGCGTTAGAGATACCCGCCACGCTGTCGGTTTCGGTCGATGCCACAGAAATGGCAAAGCCTCGGACAGGGGCAGCTTCCCGGTGGAATCGAACAGGGCGCAATTTTGTGAACGGCGCTTCCATCTGCATCTTCGCGCCGCGCGTGCCGGCGGCAACGGTGGTCGTAGTCGTCGCCATCGTGCCCGACACCCAGTTGCCCACGATACCAAGTGGCTTGCTGAAGCCAACGGTGTTGAGCACTCGCGTGCCGCTCTGGCCGTTGTAGGTCACATCGTTGCCAGTCCAGTTGCCAGCCGGGTGTGCAGACGTGAAGGTGTAGAGACCGCCGGCGTAGGTCACTTTTTGTCCTGCGCTGTACGCCGTCACGCTATCAAACGGCACTGCTGCAGACGCTGTTGGCGTCACCGCATCCGCCTGCGCCGAGGCCGGCCCGGCGCCCTGCGCGTTCAGCGTGGTCACGGTGCCGGTGTATGGCGCGCCGGCCGCAGCGGTGATCACCTGCGGATTCGTGGTCAGCTGCGTCACGTTGCCGTTGATGTCGGTCCAGATGTTGCTTGTGGTCGCGGTGCTGCCGGCGGCGCCGGGCGTCCAGGCCAAGCTCACGGCGCCGGCCATGGCGGTCAGCACTGGTTTGGCAGGCTGGCCAGGTGCGGTTGGCGTGGCGGCCTGAACTACAATCGAATTCGAAGACGATACGGTATTCGATACGTCACAACCGAGGCTGTACGGTGCATCTGCCGACTGGACGGTATAACTCAGGCTGTTGACAGCACTGGCAACGGCGCCGGAAATATTGGATTTGGTGAAGGGTGATGCCTTGAGCGTCTTTGTGAACTGGAGCGTACCGATCACGCCGGCCGGCAGCGTCGCAGTCAGCGGCTGACCAATGATGCCGGAACCAGTGATAGTAGCGACGGCAGCAGCGCCGGCTGTACCTGGGCGGGTGCCGACAGCTGACAGTGACGATCCCGTTTGAGCGTTGATGCGGCCGCTCATATTAGAAACCCATCGCAGCGGTGAGTGTGGAGCCAGCGGAGATCGCTGTCACCGTCGCGCGCACCGCTGCCCATGGGCCGTCGTGAAAAAGCGCGCCCGATGCAGAGCCGGTGCCGGACAAGTCCAGAGAACCAAGCGCCTCCCAGTGGCGACCGGCATTGCTGCCCTCGAACACAACGGTCGCGCTGACCGCCCCGACACCGGAGATGTCAGCCTCGAACGTTTTTTTCGCGCGGATCTGCGAAGTGGGCGCGCCTGTGGTTGCGACCTTCACGCCATCCAACAAGATGCGAGCCTCGACAATTGCATTCGATGTCATAGATACCTCTGATAACTTGGTTGTTTATTGGTGGCCGGCGTGGCTATTTCGGCGCTTTGGTTTTTTTGACACTAGCTGGCGGCGCATCGCCAGCGCCATCGTCGGGCGCCTTCTCGACAGCCATGCTGGCGCCGATAAATGCTCGGGCCAGATCCAACTGGCCTATCGTCGAACCGAGTGCGTAATCGCACCCCTCGACGTATTCTTTGATCCGAAATCCATCCTCGGACCCCTGCTGCGTGCTGAGCATGGTGATCTTCATGGCGACTCCACGTGACCGGACTTGCCGAAACAAGCCCGTGGCTGAATCGCCGGTTATACGGTCGGGGCGTTGGTTGGATGGCCCAAAATCACGACGGCGGCGCAGTCGAGCGTCGGCGATGTGCCGGATACGGTCTTCAGAACGGCGCGGACGTAGCGCTTGTAGCCGACATAACTCACCGCAGCGGTGGCGCCGGCAGCGACTACCACCGGCTCGGCCCCGCGCAGGTCAGCATCGTCCACTGCGGTGAACGTGGTGTTGTCGGCGCTCTCTTGCACCTCGAACGTGAAGGTCGGCGTGGCCGTGCCGCCGATGGCGCCGCAGATGAACGAGACCAGGACAGCGTTGAAGCCGGTCGTGTCGACGCCCACGCCGTTGCCAGCAGCGGTGCGGCTGATGGGCACCAAGGACTGAACAACTTTGATATTCGATTTGAGATCGCGCATGACGATTTCCTTTCTATTAGGTTGGATGCCCCGGCCGAAACCGGGGCTTGGTGCTTAAACCGAGATTTTCAGCTTGAGGCCAGCTTCCGCCTGGCGCACGCCGCCGCCGGTGCGCTTGCGCGCGCGGAAAATGACCAGGCCGTCATCGGCGCCGGTCATGTAGTCGGGCTGGAAGGAGATGCCGACGCGATCGATGATCACGTACAACTTCTTCCAGTCAGCGAAGGCCACCGGGAACGAGTTCGCGGCGATATTCGGCATGTCGGACATTTCCGCATACGGCGCGCCGGCGATGGTGTTGGGCACATTGCTGGCGATTCCCGGCACCCACAGGTACTGGCCCGTCGAATCTTTCAGCTTGCGGATCGCACCAAGCGTCAGGCGATTCATGGTCCATACGCCGTTGCGGGCGTAGCCAGTTTTAAGCCCGTGGTACATGTCCAGCAGGCCGTCAGCGGTAATTTTCGAAGCGTCGCCGCTAACGATCTGCTGAATCGCCGAGTTGACGAGGATGCCTTCGGCTTGGCTGGATCCGCCCAGACCGGAGACGTATTCCTGACCTTCACGAACGGCGAATTGATCGGTAGCATCCTCGCGCAGCTCTGCGGCCAGGTCGTAGTCCGAGTCCTCCAGCATCTGCTGGGAGACCTCCAGGCGCGCAAACATTTCCGGCGCGTGAATTTCGAGCATGCCGTAGGCGGGGTCGCCGGTGTTGGTGCGCTTCTGGGTTTCGCCGATCCGGGACGCCGAACCATTGCCGGTTTTGCGTGGCGCCTTCCAGCTGCCTACGCCGATCGAACGGACGGTGGCCAGCGAACGCATCGGGGTCATCTCGATGATGTTTTTGATGATTTCCTTCTGCATTTCCGGCGGCGCGAGCAGGTAACCGGCGCTCGCGTCGTCGCCCTTGACCAGCGCAGCCTTGCGCTTGTTGATGATTTCCATGTCGGCCGGGTCGCGGTCGCCAGCCTGGCGACGCATCACGCGGTCAAAGGCAGCCAGGTATTCTTGCGCTGCCTTAGCCTGCGGATCGGCGGCGCCGCCCAGGCCTGCACGATTGGCAATCTTTTCGATGTTGTCCAGCTGCTCCTGCATCGCCTTGTTCTGCTTTTCGATCAGGGTGATCTGCTGGTTGCCGGCCTCGTATTTGTCGAGGGTCGCAGTGATCTTGTCCAACTTGGCGTCGTGGGCCTCGTGGCGCTGTTTCAGGTTGGCGTCGTTGGTTTTTTTGAATTCCTCGAACGCACTCATTACTTCAACAACTGGGTCTTTCTCGGCCATGGTGGTGGCTCCTTATATGGTGGCGGTGAACTGAGCGATGCTTTTAGCGAGCCGGTTGGCAAGCTCGTTTTTTGCTGCATCCGCAGACTCGCCGCCAACATCGCGGAGGGGCTTGACTTGCGGCTTGGGCGGATCGTCGCGATCCAGCCCGCGCGCTGCCTGGGCGGCAATGCGCTTTGCTTGCGCGTTCGACAACCCTTCCCCGTCGCGGAGAAAGGTTTCGAACTCGCGAATTTCCGGGGTTTCAGCGGTAGCCAGCAGGGATTTCGGCGCGTTCTTGAACGAGCTGAACAGCGCGGAGCTAGCCGCCTTGACCTTCTTTTTGGCAGGGGTCATCGAATCGGCGAAACCGGCGTCCACGGCCTCTTGCCCGGTGAACCAAGTTTCGGCGCCGACCCACGCTTCCAGATCGGAGCGTTTCGCGTCGGTACGGGCAGCGTAGATATCGATGATCCCCCCTTCGAGCTTGTCGAGAATCTCGGCCTCCTTGCGCAGCGCGTTGGCGTCGCCGTAGAGGCCCGACCACGGTTTGTGGATCATCACCTGGGCGCCCTCGGAGATGCGAATCTCGTCGCCGGCCATGAGGATGACACTGGCGATCGATGCAGCAATGCTGTCGACGTGCATGATGATCTTTGCGCTGTGGCGTGCCAGGGCGTTGTATATGGCGAGGCCTTCGAAGACCAATCCGCCGCCGCTGTTGATGCGAACGTTGATTTCATCGGCGTCGATGGCGGCGATCTCGCGGCTGATCGATTCGCCGGTGATCCCCTCGTCGTACCAGCCATAGCCGATGTCGCCGTAGATCATGACTTCGGCGCCTTCGGCTGCGTCTGCGTTGACGCGCACGCGCCCAGGCTTCAAGGCCATGCGATTCGTGCGGCCGGCGTGAGCACTTTCCTCCGGCTCTTCTTGCGCCAGTTTCGACAGCACAGAATCGATCAGATCGCGGGCTTCGCGGATGCTCGATTCGTTTGCTGCGGACAGCACACGTCCTGCGGCACGCGGCTGCATAGTTTGTTTTGACATGGGGGCGTTACTCCTGTTTTGCGGCGAGGGCGGGTGGTGCTTTGGCTGGATCGCCGACGATGTTAGCGGGCACTCGCAGCTTGTCGCTGGCGGGGTCGGCGTCTGGGTTTCGATCAAGCAGGGCGCGGCCCTCGTTCGTGGTCAGCAGGCCGCCGTTGACGTAGCCAAGAATGATGTCCTTCGTGTCCTTGGCGGAGCCTCGCAGCAGGCCTTCCTCGGTGAAGTCCATGTAATAGCCCAGCGCGATCTCCTCTTCCGTCAAGAGGTTGATCATTGCAGACTGCTCGAATGATTCCCATCGCGGCGCCAGACAATCTTCGCGATGGGCGCGATTGAATTCCTCGGCGCTCGCGAAAGTCGCTGTTTTGTCTGCGAAGCCGACCTTGATCGGCAGGACCCCGAAGAAGGAGCAAATTTGTTCGATCTGCTTATTCCGGGTTTCTGACGTCTGGGCGTCGATGCTGGTCATTGACGTGTTGAGGAACTTCGCCGCGCGGTCGAGGATCATCGGCTTGCCAGCGTTCTGCATGCCGGCGAACTGCTTGTTGACCCATCCACTCAAGTCGTCGTGCTGTTCCTTGTTGAGGGTACCTTCGACAGAATAGATGCCCGAGTTGCGGATACCGTTCTTGTGCAGGTTGGCGACGGCCTCCTCGGTTGCCATAGCCAAGCCGATTGCGTCACGCGCCAACGATATGACGTCAAGACCCTGGAACCCGTCAAGGGTTGGCCCGCGCAAGTGCCAGATTTGATCTTGGGTGAACGTGCGGCTTGTGCCATCGAAGCCGATCGCGTCATAGAACAGGCGCATGTCCGCATCGCGGCGCGTCACAACCTGCCCGGGGGCGAACGGGATCAGCTCCAGGTATTTGCCGGACGAGCTACGACTTTTGAACACGTACGCGTTGCCGCAGAGCTCCACGTGCCACGACAGCATCTGACGGAACTCGAACGAGGTTTGCCAGCTATTCGGCTTCAGCGACAGCAGCTTGTAGAGAGAGTGCGCTTTTGCTGGTATGCGACTCTTGCCGTCGGGACTTTCGCGCTTTAACTTGAATGGAATCTGAGCCATCCCGTTGCCGATCACGCGCAGGCAGGCGAACACGGTAGCAACCTGGATCGCCGTGCGCATGGTAACCGCTTTACCGGATGCGGACGGCAGCCAGCTGCCAATCTCTTTCCAGAACGGCTCATCGAACACTTGGTTCCGGCGCTCTGTGGCGGAAATGAAAAATGACATTATTCGACCGCCGGAGTTCTTGCTTTCGCCGCAAGGATGCCGAACGCGATGGACATTACTCCGCCTACAATGAATCCGGCCGCCGGCTGCACCATCCAGGCGCCGAACGCAACTGCGCCGCCGCCAGCAACAATCATCAGATCAGGAATTGCGGCAATAAATTTTTTCATTAGGATTCCCAGAATGATTTTCCGACAGCCGTCGGGTTCAACGCCAGCAGCGTCACAGCGTTGAATAAAGCGGCGAGCGGGTCAATCTTGGCCGAGCCACTTGTCTGCTTGGTAATCGTAATGGCGTTGCCGACCGCGACCACCTTTGCATTGCCGACACACCAGTTCATCAAACGTTGACCGCCATGCCACAACTCGCCACCGGCCAGCTTGCGCTCGGCGGTCTTGATGGCCCCGTTCATTTTCCAACCCTGCGGAATCCCAATCACTAGCTCGGCTGGGATTCCCTCCATCTCGAGCATGTCGAGAATCGTACCCAGGCCAGCAGGGTCTACACCAACCTTGTCGAGCTTACCCGACACAAAAACCTGCGCTGCGAGGGCGACAAGCTCGGTCACGTCGTCGCCGATTTTCTCCACCAGTGTTAGGTCACCGTCGCCGCTAAAATCATGAAGGCGTGCCGCCTCGGATTTGCGTAGCTCAAGCACCGATGGATGTGCCCAAGCATGCGTCCAAGCGAACCAGTGTCGTGTCGTCTTGCAGCGGCCAAGAGCAGCGAAGCCGAGCAAGTCGTCCAGTCCGCCGCCGTCGATGCCGAGGTCGATTACCTCGCACCGCTCAATCAAATCTTCCAGCGACAACGCCGGCAGCGCCTGAGCCTCCCAATGGTTGGCACCAGCCCAACGGCCAGACCGCAGCGCCAGTCCGATCTCCACATTCAGGTGCTTGGCGAGGAAGCCGCGAAATTCGATCTCCCCTTTTTCTTGCGCCTGGCGGTAGCCCCTGGCAATGAATTCCTCGTCCACCGACGCACCCATGTTCGGATTCGTCACATAGGCGTTTCTCACCTCGCGGTGCGCGCCGGCCGCCAGCATCGCATCAGGAAATTCGTACAGGACTGGATAGAAGGCAGGATCGTCAATACGTCCATCGCGCACTCCACGTGCATAAAGCAGGCGCGAAAGAAATGCGCCGGCTGGCGGGTCGTCGGATTGCGTGGTGGCAAAAATGACGAAACCCTCGGGCCGCGATGCAAGGCCGCCGGTGGCTTCCAGCAGCATCGCGTCCGCCTTGGGGTTTTTGCCGAAAAGCCACAGCTCGTCGATAAATACGCCGATGGCCTTCTTACCCGAGACCGTCTCGCCGTCGGCTGCCACTACCTTGAGGGTGGCATTCGTCGTCAAATGCGTGATGGTGCGGATGTGATCCTGCACCTTCAACAGCGCACCCAGCTCATCGTCAGCGCGAATCATCGCGGCGATAGGCTTGTAGCTGTTGTCGGCGACTTCTTTCGTGGGCGCCAGAACGATAAACTCGCCTTCCAGGCGCCAGTTCAGCAGCAGCGCCGTCAACATGATGCCCGCGGCAATCGTGCTCTTTCCGTTCTTCTTGCTGATCAGGAGCATGAACTCTTTGATCAGGCGCCGGCCGGTATCGGCGTCGTAGGCGCCGAAGATGCCCTCGACGAACTCTCGCACCCACGGCTTGACCACGTCTCCCATGCGTGGGCTGCCAGGGGCGTCCACCATGCGCAATTCAGAAAAGATCGCCCAGGCTGCTGCGGCTTGTTCAGGAAACAATGGCGGGCACGGGGTCAGCGTCTGGCCGGCGACGATTCGCTTCTCCCAGTCCAGGCAGGAGGTGGTCCATGAAAAGCTCATTATTTACCGCCAACCACCAGCCGTGGCGGCGGCGGCGGAGCACCGAAGCGACCCTGACTAGCCGTCTTAGCGGCATCTTGTTTTCCTGCCTTCTTACCGCCCTCCCCCAGCTTCTGGTGCTCGAACGGCATCAGCGCCTTGGCGCAATCGATGCGTTGACGCATGTCCAGATCGGGCGCATTCATGGCAGCGCCCAAGAAGTCCTTTGGGTCCACGTAGCGTGCCCCTTTCAGGGGGTCGATGTCCTCGTCACCGGATGGCGGCACTGGCAATTTCGTCGGTGCCGGCGCCGTCTCAGAAGAAGCTGCTCGACGGCTGGCGATGTATGCAGCGACCGGCGGCTCTTTAACAAGCCGGGAGCCTGCCGCCGATGCCGTGGCCGCGCTGTAACCAGCCTCGATTGCCGCGTCTTTATTGGAGCGGCCGGCCAAAACGGCATCGGCGAAGGCCCGCTTTTTGCCTGTTAAAGCCATTAACATAATCCTCAGGGGGGAATAAAATCTGCGAATGGGGTACACGCGGTCTAGGTCGGAAAAGGCTCCAGAGATTGGACCCGCCCCTCCCTCCCCTCGGCAGCGCAGCTGCGGCTTGCGTACAGCCCAATGGCGCATCTACTGAGGCCCGCTGCGAATCACTACCCGAGCGCCTCTTCGCGCTGCTTGTCGCGGCTGTGGTGCGTTGCGCATAGCGACTGCCACTTGCTGCTATCCCAGAAGATCACCATGTCGCCTCGGTGCGGCACGCTGTGATCGACCACGGTGGCCATGGGCAGGCCGATGCCTTTGGACATACAGGCCATACCAACGACTACAGCGTCATCGGACTGTGGAATCCCAGCCTCTCGCAGGCAGTACACGCAGTACGGATGCTTGACCAGGTAGGCGGCGCGGGCTTGCTGCCACTTGTAACCGTAGCCGCGCGCGGTGCTGCTGGTCTTATCGGAGCGCCATGCACCAGGTGTCATCGTGGTGACACGGGCGGGCGCGGCGGCGACGCGAGGCTTGAGGTTGTGCAGCTTGGCCATCAGGCCGGATCCACCGCCAGCATCACCGGCGGCATGGTCGAGCCAATCACCCATAGGGCAATCGAGCCGCCACCGGCCAGGATAGCCAGTTCGTTCTCGGTCGGCTTCCAATAGCTCACCACGGCGGGGATGCCGTCGCACTCGGTGCGGGTGATGGGTAAGGCGCTGCAGGGCAACTGGCCTTGGTCCCAGCCTGCTGGCGCGCCCAGGACAGCATTGTTCGTGTGATGCTGATGCTTGTTCATTCCAATTCTCCTCGCCGCCGCCCGCTCCAGGCTGGGGCCGCAGTTGCCTACGGCCGGACCCACCTGGTCATGTTTCGTCGGCGATCTGCACCCGCTTTTGCAAGCCCTGCCGCTGGAGTGCGATGGCAGGTACGCGCCTTGTCTTATGTGTACGGCCGGAAACGCCGCACGGATTCAGTTCGTGGTGTAGCTGGTATAGGCGCGGGGCGATCGACGCTGTAAAGCATCAGCATGATGGCCATCAGCGACATGGCAGCGCCCGGGCGGTACGGTCCATGAACTCGCGGTGCGCACCCTCGGTACGGTCACGCATCCAGGCATCGAAGTCCACCACGCGGAACTCGGCGGCGCCGTCACCCTCATCAGCGGCGGGCGCCGGTGCCGGCTTGTGCACCAACTCGTATTCGCTGAACACGCGCTCCAGCTGCTTGATGCCGGATGGGCCGAGCGAGATGTAATGCTCACAGGCCACCGTGACGATCTTGCCGGCGCGGGCGCTGAGCTCGAACGAGACGCAATGGTCAGGCAGGCCGAGCAGCGCTTGAAGCGCGGGATAAATCTCTGCAGGGGTGACGAGAGTGCGCATGATCAAGCCGTCCACGCTTGCAGCAGTGGCTTGATCCAGGCCCACACGTGCGGCCAGGCCAGCACCACTACGCCGGCGATGGCGCCACCGATCGCGACGCCGAGCAGCATAAATACAATCACGACGCTGCGAAAGTTAATATCGGGCATGACCACCTCGAATAAAAAAGCCGCCAGCGCAGTGATGCGGCCGGCGGCGAAGGTACTACGGGAGACTCGGTTTTAATTCCGGCGAATTCGAGGGAATTAGAATTGGTGCCGCCACGAGGGTTCGAACCCCGGACCCGCTGCTTACAAAGCAGCCGCTCTACCTGCTGATCTATAACGGCGAAACTGGCAGATCACGATAGATTCGAACCACCGCTGCACGGCTTTGGAGGCCGACCGACTGGACCGCTGTCTTAGTGACCTGTGGAACTGGTTGCGGGAGGACGATTCGAACGTCCGACCTTGGGATTATGAGCCCCGAGCTCTACCTGGCTGAGCTACCCCGCCTGTGAAACTGTGCCGCCCAACGGTCTCCTCCTCTGCCGAAGCCTCGGGAGTAACGCGGGTGCGGCGAATTGATACAGGCATGCCGACTGCGCCAGTCGCTCAGCCCGGTCGAGTCCGGTGAACAACCGACATGCCTGTAGCGCTTCTTACGTTACGTCACGCATGAAAGCGTTTACGAAGCGCTACAACTTAAATCATGCAATGAAGACACATGAAGGTTTTTTTTGATATCGTTTAGTGACATTAACTAAACTCTCTGGGAGCCAAGAATGCTGAAACTCGAGGAAGTTGAACGTGCGGCGCTTCAATCGTGCAAAGCGCTAACTACAACGCAAGAAGGCTGCGAAACCTTGCGCGGTCTTACCGTAGCCGAGTCTGAGTTTATTCTCGCAGTCGAAAGAGATCAAAAGCAAAACGCGGGTGCTGCGGAATCATCTCTATATCATCGCCTTCGGCAATTACACGCACATGCCAGGCAGTTGAACATCCTACAGGTGCTCAGTACTGCAGTGATGAGAAAAGACCTCAGCTGAGATCCATTATTCGAGGCGGTTGCCGGTTGCAGCGTCCCGGCGCCAGTTAAGCGCGCAACCTCGTGGGCAGCGCCTGGCTGATGGTGGCCCGAAGGCCGCAAATTCTCGGTATGTATGGTGGCGTCCCCTGAGTATCTCCGGGCGGGTGCTTACGGAACTCATCAGCCGATTTTTGACCCGTGCGCGCTGTCGTGGCGCTTCAACGCCGCCGGTGCACCGGGAGTGGCGCGTGGCGGATGGGGTTGGGCTTGCGCTACTTCATGATTCACCTCCTTGGCGGCCAGCGTGTCGTGGCCTGCACGTTCAATCTCGTTCGTCGCAGTCTGGCTGGCGCGCGAGCGGCAGCATATGCCAGCCCATCAGCCGCCGGATCTCCTCCGGCGTCGGCGGCGGCTCCAGTGGCGCGTGCGTGCGGCGCTCCAGGTACTCGCGGACGGTTTCTTTCGATGGGCGCGTCGTGTCGGTCATGCGCGGCCCTTCGGTGAGGTTCTTGAATACGGCCAGCGAGCAACGCCAGGGCGATTGCCAGCGGCACGCCTCGATCAGCCAGAAACGCGGCGGCAAAGAATACGCCGTGCAGTCGAGATAGCTCGAGCGCGACGCAGCAAAATCGTGAGTACATGTTCATGTACCGAGCGTATCGCAGCGGAACAATGGGACTTTGACGAAAATCAAAACGAATGTAAAAAGCCACCGCATGGGTGGCTTGGGGATTTGCTCCCGTGCTATCTGCGCGGTGAGCGGAACATATACGCGAGCGGAAGCACATCGGCCGGTCTACTCGCGATTCCTTGCTAACGGTGCCGCGCGGACGCGACGCTAACGAATGCAGGGAGAATGTAAGTCATCACTCTACAACTATTTTTACGGGTTTACAACCCCGGTTTTGCAGATTCAACAAAGGTATCGCGGAGGCGGCAGGCGGCGCGAGCATTGTGCGCTTGGAGATAGCCTTCCAGCTCGCTCACCATGTCGAGCACCTTCTCGCGCTCGAAACCGCCGCCAGTGACCTCGGCGATGCCGGTGCTGTGGCAGGTGCTGCAACCCAGGCGACCGACGATGCCGGTGCCATGGCAGGTCTTGCACTTGCCGTCGAGCCAGTGCGCAAGCGAGCGCTCAGCCACGCGCTTGTAGAACTTCGGCGCGGTCGCAATATCCCACTCAGCTCGAATCTTGATCCACCCGCGCTCTGCGCCCTTTTGGGCCACCAGGTTCGTCCACACGCGCAGCAGCTGCGTCAGGTTCTGCGTGCCAGATTCAAACAGCTTGCTGATCGATCCGTCGGCGTACTTCACACGAGTCAGCAGCGCGCCAAAGCCGGCGCCGGTCAGGTCGGCCAGCGCGGCTGCGGCCAGCGGTTCGGCCGCGTGATGCTGCGCGTCATCCTGCAACGTGCTGGCGCCCAAACTCATTACAAACCGATCTGCATAACCCATGTGCGTTCTCCTGTGGCAACGGCGGAACGTTAACACACGGAAAAATCGAAAACAATTGGCAGAGTGGCAAAGTGTTACGCATTCTGCAAAAGCACTGCTGACGCCACACGCTGAATTGCCACGAGTTTTTCTAGACACTCGCAACGTGCGGGCGCAGTCGAGTTCAGCAAATGCGGCGCGCGGGCCGGTCGATCGCGGCTCGACATCGACTGCAGATAGACCATCGTTCGCCCCCCCGTCGCGTCGCGCTCGTTTTTGTTGTCAGCCCCCCCCAAAGCGGAAGTTCAACTTGCCAGCGGAAGTTTCCTTCAAATGCGCCCTCACTACACTGTCTGCATTCACGAGTTTTTGATTAAAAATACGGAGGTTAGCAATTCTCACAAAGGCTTCTATGCGGAATGAGGCATTAATGCATTGCCCAAGGATCGGAACCTGCAACGTACCCAT